CAAGTGCGGTCGCTTTGTCAGGCTTTGCACCAGTGGCCACTATTTCTGGCGTGGCCATGGAGCAAATCAGCGTAGGACTGACCAAACTCTCCAAGGGGCTCGCTGGGGTCGACGATGAGACCAAGGGCGCAAGCCAAGCACTGGCCTATCTGGGTATCAAGGCCAAGGACTCGGGGGGGAATCTCCGCGATCCTGCCGAGGTGATGAACGAGATTGCCCTAAAGCTCTCAGACTTTGAAGACGGGGCAGGGAAAACTGCCATCGCGCTGGAGTTGTTTGGCAAATCAGGCGCCACACTGCTGCCATTCCTGAAAGATTTGGCAGCAAATCAAGACCTCAACATCCGCATGACCCAAGCGGAGATTGAATCCGCTGAACAAGCATCCAAAGCTCTAGGTCGCATGAAGGCAGAGCACAACTTTGTGGCTCAGACCATCGTGACTGCAGCATTACCAGCCATGGAAGAGTTGGTTGGTCAGCTCAAAGAGGTGGTACTTGGGACGCACAACTCGGCTGAGGCCATGGTTCGCTTGCGAGATGACGGCACTCTCAAAGAGTGGGCCCAAGATGCTGCAGTCGGTCTGGCCATCGTGATCGATGCGATGCGCGGCCTGATTCAAATGGTCAAGTCGGTGATCGGCAGCTTTGAGGCTGTTTGGGCCGACATGGAGTTGTTGGGCACTTTCATTGCCGGGGGTAAGGGACTCAACCCCTTCTCTGAAGAAAACCAGGCAACGCTCAAGGTCGCGCTTGAAAAGCGAAACGCGATTGTCGAAAAGGCCAATCAGAACTATGTAGACCTGTGGAAGATGCCGCTGCTGTCTGACGCGGTCAAATCACGATTTGATGCAATCAATAAGGGTGAGGCTGAGGCGACTGGTGGTGCTAAGCCAAAGCTGAACTACAACTCAGCAACGGGTGCGCTCACGGCTGGGGCAATGGCCCAAATTGAGAGCGATATCAAAAAGCTGCAGGGTCTGACAGATGTGGAAAGCGGCATCCTCAAAGACCGCCAAAAGATCATCGACCTTTATGAGAGTCAGGGCTACATCAGCTTCAAGGAAGCGAGTGAGGCTCGACTCAATGCTCAGCAGGACTTCACAGACAAGCTGGGGGATCTGTATGGCCAAGAAGAGACCATCCTCAAACGGGGGTTGGCCACGGTTGCCAAGACAACCCAGGACAAACTAAAGCTTCAAGACAAGCTCTCAGAAATCACCCTGCGACGCGAAAAGCTGGAACGCGATGCCCAACAATCCAACTTGGAGCGAGAGATCAAGTTGCCAGGGGAGACGCTTAAAGACATCCAAGAGCAAGTTGCAAGAAGCCAAAACCAACTGCGTGCCACCGAAGAGCAGATCAAGGTGCTCAAGGACAGCGGTGCTATCAGTGAAGTTGAATCGCTCAAACGCCTCTCAGCGGCACGAAAGTCCAGTGCAGAAGAGTTGGCTGACTTTGCTGCAAAAGCAAGAGAGCTCGTGGAGGCAGCACCAGGAAACGATAAGTTGGCTGACTCCTTCAAGCGAATTGAAGAAGCGGCAAGGCAAGCAGCTGATGGTGCGCAACTCTTGGGTCAACGTGCATTTGAACTCGCAGATCCGGGGGCAGGCTTCTCTAAGGCGTTGCGAACCCTTGGTGAAGAGACTGAACAGGTGGGCAAGCAAATGGAGGCCGTTACCACCAGAGCGTTCAACGGGATGACCGATGCGTTGACCAACTTTGTCATGACTGGCAAGTTGGATTTTCGAACGCTTGCGACTTCCATCATTTCGGATCTGATTCGAATCCAGATCCAACGCTCGATCACTTTGCCAATGGCAAATGCATTGGGGGGTATGTTTGGATTTGCCAACGGTGGGGTCATGACCTCGGCTGGTCCGTTGCCATTGCGAACTTACGCAGGCGGTGGGGTTGCCTCGTCGCCTCAATTGGCGGTTTTTGGTGAGGGCTCTATGAATGAGGCGTATGTGCCTTTGCCAGATGGACGCTCCATCCCCGTCACGATGAGGCAAGGTGGATCAGGTGCTGGGGATGTATTCAACATCTCCGTTAATGTTGCTGAGGGAGGTACGACCTCACCGGCTGGCCAAGGTCAGGATTTGGGTCGCGCAATCTCGAGCGCGGTTCGACAAGAGTTGCTCAATCAAAAGCGTGCAGGCGGTTTGCTTGATCCCCGAAGGATGGGGTGATGGGAAGTCTTGAAGGAATGGATCAAGGGATATTCAATGGCTACCTTCACATGGATCCCATCCATTGGGGCATCGCTGAGCGTTAAACCAAACGTGCGACGCGTCTCATTTGGCGATGGCTACGAGCAACGCTTGGCATATGGCATCAACACACAGCCTGAGGTCTGGTCACTGGAGTTTCGGGGCAAGTCCACAAGCGACGCCTCTGCAATCGACAGCTTCTTGCGGGCACGAGGTGCGGTTCAAGCCTTTGATTGGACAACTCCGAGCGGTATCACGGGGAAGTTCACCTGTGAAGAGTGGAGTCGAACGATTGAAGAGCCAAACATAGAAAACATTCGTGCCACCTTCAAGCAGGTTTTTGATTTGTCATGACTTCACAATCCATCACAACTGAAATCCAGCGACTTGCACCAAGTGCTGTCATTGAGCTCTTTGTATTGGACTTAAGCCTCTTTAATGAGGGAGTCGTGCGCTTTCATGCGGGCACCAACGAGCTGCGCAGGCAAGTGGTCTGGCAAGGTAATTCCTATGAACCGTTTCCCATTCAGGCAGAAGGATTTGAATTCAATGGCAACGGTCAAGTCCCAAGGCCAAAGCTCAAAGTTGCCAACGTCACTGGAAGCATCACCGCGTTGATCTTGTCATACCAAGACTTGGTGGGCGCAAAGATCACCCGAAAGCGCACCCTGGTCAAGTATCTGGATGGTGTGAACTTTGCCAGTGGGAGCAACCAGTCGGCTGACCCCAGTGCTGAGTTTGCAGATGATGTTTATTACATCGACCGCAAATCACGAGAGACCAGGGATGTGGTTGAGTTCGAATTGGCCGCATCTTTTGACTTAGAGGGCGTGGCTTTGCCTCGCAGGCAAATCGTGCAAAACGTCTGTCCTTGGGGGTATCGAAGTGCAGAGTGTGGCTACACGGGCACAGCGTATTTCAACGCCAACGATGTGTCTGTCTCGCTCAAATCCCAAGATGCTTGTGGCAAGAGACTGAGTTCTTGTCAGAGGCGATTTGGCTCCAATGCTGAACTACCGTTTGGTGGTTTTCCAGCCGCAGGATTGATCCGCTAATGCTTGACTCCAACAAACAAGTGGCAATTGAACATGCAGCTCGTGAGTTTCCCCGGGAATCATGTGGCCTGTTGGTCGTTCGCAAGGGAAAAGAGATCTATGTACCTTGCCAGAACATTGGTGTGGGAACTGATCAGTTCGTGATCGATCCGCAAGATTACGTAAAGGCTGACAAGCGAGGTGAGATCGTAGGGGTGGTTCACTCGCATCCGAATTTGCCAGCAACTCCGAGCCAAGCAGACTGCGTGGCCTGTGAAGCCAGTGGCGTGCCTTGGTTCATCGTGTCCTACCCCAACGGCCAATGGTTTGAGCTTTCGCCAAAGGGCTATGTCGCACCGCTTGTGGGGCGAGAGTGGTCACACGGCGTGCTGGACTGCTACTCCATTGTGAGGGATTGGTATGCGCAAGAGCGCGGTCTGAGCCTTCCAGACTTCCAACGATTTGACGAATGGTGGAGACGGGGTGAGAACTTGTATGTGGATAACTTTGGTGCTGCTGGATTCGCGGTGGTTGAGCCCGACGATTTGCTCGTTGGTGATGTCTTCTTAATGCAGGTGCACTCTGAGGTACCCAATCACGCTGCAATTTACCTTGGTGACGGACTGATCCTTCATCACTTGCAGGGACGACTCTCAAGCCGTGATGTTTATGGCGGCTATTGGCAAAAGATCACAACACACACATTAAGACACCAGTCACAACGCTAATGGCAACCATCATTCTTCTCGGCGAGCTAGGGCGACAGTTCGGTCGTCGACACAACATGATTGTGGCCTCAGCGGCTGAAGCTGTGCGTGCTTTAAGCGCCAATTTTCCGACCTTTGAGCGCGAGCTTGTCAGCTCTGGAGAGCGAGGTGTTGGCTACAAGGTCCTAGTAGGTCGAGATGAACTCAATCTTGAGCGCCTGCATGAACCGAGTGGGCAGCAACGCATCACGATTGCTCCAGTCATTTCTGGTGCAGGTGGCAATGGGCTCGGACAAATCATCCTTGGTGCTGCTTTGATTGCTGTTGCATGGTGGAACCCCATGGGGTGGGCTGCGGCAGGAAGCTTCTTGTCACAAGCGACGCTTTACTCGGTGGGCACCTCCATGATTCTGGGTGGTGTGGCTCAAATGATTGCGCCAACGCCTAAGTCAACTGACCCGTCTGAGCGGCCAGAGAACAAGCCCAGCTATGCATTCAATGGCGCTGTGAATACAACGGCACAAGGACAACCCGTACCAGTGGGCTACGGGCGATTGATTGTGGGATCTGCTGTCATCAGCGCAGGAATCGATGTGGATGAGGTGCCGGTGTGAATTCGTCTATTGAGCAATCTGTGAGTGAACCTCAGCTCATCATTGGCGCTGGTGGTGGAGGTAAAGGTGGCGGGGGTAGTGCGCGTGTCGCCCAAGAGGCTGCAGACAGTCTACGCTCCAAGGCTTTTGCCCGGGTTGTTGATCTGGTGTGTGAAGGCGAGATTCAAGGCTTGGCCAATGGGTTGAAGTCGGTCTATCTTGATGACACGCCCATTCAGAATTCAGACGGCAGTTACAACTTTTCAGGCGTCACTTTAGAGAGCAGAAACGGGACACAACAGCAGAGCTACATTCCGGGTTTCTCATCTGTTGAGAATGAAGTGGCTGTTGGAGTCGAGTGCAAATACAACCAGCCAGTGGTCAGAGCGATCACTGACCCTGATGTAGATGCTGTGCGTGTCAAGATCAGTTTTCCGTCACTGACCTATCAAGACCCGACCAATGGTGATTTGAGCGGGACAACGGTTGACTTTGCGATTGATGTGCAAAGCAATGGCGGTGGTTTCACGCAGGTGGTGCTCGACTCGGTTTCGGGGAAAACCACAACCAAGTATCAACGCAGCTACTACATTCCTTTGAATGGTCCTGCACCTTGGGATGTAAGACTGCGTCGAATCACGGAGGATTCAACTAAGACCAATATTCAGAACAAAACGTTTCTGGATTCCT